CTGGTGATCCGATTTCTAGAGTTCCCACTGAGGATGAACAAACATCTTCTGCTCTTGAAGAAGATGGTATAACAGAAGCAAGTGGTTTTTATAATCAAGATTTATATTAACGTTTTCTGATGAATTTTCTTTTATCAGCAGTTAATCCACATAAATCATTTCTCATAAGCATTGTCAGATAATATGCTAAATATGAATTAATAGAAAATTTAGTTTGGTTTGTCAACATATTATATTTTCTATCATATTTCAGATCTTTTAATAACATTAACAAAAGTTCATTTATTTGTTGTTTGAAATATATAGTATCTTTTGTTCTTTTAATTCCCATCAAAGTTTTTACTCCGGCGTAATATCCTTTACCACATATACCACCAACCGATTTAATTCTTTTGACATACAATTGTAATGCAGTTCTTATGTTATCAGTATATTTCATATTGCATAATTTATGTGCTATTTGTGTTGCTAATGTTGTGCTTATTTTTGTAATCTTTTTAGCATCCATCATTGCTTGTTTATCAATTTCTTTATAAACTGTTATTTTCTTAACAATATCATCAATAACTGCAGTACTTCTTTCTTGCGTTTGTGATTGGTATCTATTTTCTTCATCATCAACTGCTGTTTTAATTCCTATATTTTCTTTTGATGCTTTGTAATATATACCTGCAAAACTCTTTATACTTTGGCTAAGTCTACTTCTATACTCTTGAATAAATTTTGAGATATGATCTCTATTTTCCATTGACTGTATACTAGGAGTATATTTTTTAATCATTTCTTTTGAAAGAAAATAAACACCATTTCCGATTGTTTTTTCTCTTGAAAATAAATGTGTTTTCGCCATATGTTCTAAAGCATATCTAAAAAGGTCTTCATTACAATATCTAATTTGTCTATGCATTAGATTTGAATACTCTCGGATTCCAATCAATAACATCATACTAGGATAAAGTCCACGCCATTTAACATTATTTAATAAAGTATGTAAGATATACACATAAAACATTCTAGTATGATCTTTATGAATATTAGTAATCCCTGAATGTCCTGTCCAATATCTTTTCGGAAAATCTTTCACATCTTTTATATTGAAATTCATATATTGGAGAAATTGAAAAAAATACTTTTGATGAGAAGGATAATAACATGGTTTGCTAAGATTCATCAACTCATTTGCGGAAGTCATACGAGTAAATTTTTGGAGCCGTGTATATTGAACTTCTATTTTTTGTTGTAATATTTCCATAATTATTCTATTGTTTGTATTTTACAAATAATATCATCTCGGTTAAAGTGAATATATTCTGGAGTATATTCCAGTAACTCATCCTGTGTAAACTCATCTAGTTCAAATTTGAAGAATATATTTGTTGCAGGTCGTATTAATCTACAATGATTTACACCTTCAACACTTTGAACAACTTTAATAATCTCAGATCTATAAAATGCTGTATTTGGACCAAATGATGCATAAAAACCATCATATATTGCTGTCTTAACAGCGTCAACTAATTCATTTTCTGTGACAGTCTGTACTAATGGATCTCTGAAAACTTCAATTTCAATTATAAATGGAAGTTCATAATCTGGAACAACCCATCCTTTAGGACTATAGATATATCTTGCATCTTTATCGGTTACTATAAGTGTATCATCTGTTTTAGGTTCAATGAATGTCCATGATTGAGATGTTGCATCAATACATAATGCTATATCGTCTTTATGACCAGCCCAATCACCTTCTTCGAAACCAGTTACAATATATCTATCTCCTTCGTCGGCTATTGGTACTTCTGACAAACCAATATCAATAACAGCCGATTTCGTTACCTCATTTAATGCCATATTAGTCAATGGTCCTGATGTGTTACAAAACTTAACATTGATAAAATCTGTTAACATTCTATAGTTTATAAAATCCATTGATTGTAGCATTGTTTGAAGAACCTGAAGTTCAAAATCTTTTTGTACAATACCATCATAAAATGTTTTTTGTACTACCGGTATATCATATACTATATTTGCAGTTCCATCAAGGACTACGTTAGACATCATGAATTCACTTAAATCTTGTTTAAATACTAATGCAGTAGAGTATTCAGTAACTAAAACATTTTCTACACCTGATTTTTTATATATTGAAAATTTATAAGTTAATGTTCCATCTGATATATTAGAATGTGGTGTAGTAAGTGTAAAAGTTCCACCTCTAGTTCCAGGATTGTTAGTCATTGTGTATGTAGAGCTATCTAGATCAGAAATAGTCATTATGCAAGTACTATCACCATAAACTGCTGGAGTTTCATTAGAAAAATAAGATAAAGTAAATTTGGCATTATTTCCTATTTTTTGAACTTGTAATCCATTTGCACTCATAGAAAAACTTTCCCCTGTTGCAACAGAAAGACGATTTGGAACTACATTAATTTCATGCATAATATAATGATAGTAAGCAACAGAATTTATATTTTCAATTGTCATATCAAATAATGTATAATAGTCTGTTTCATCAACAGTAACTACAGTATTTCTAGGAACATCTGTTATTTCTTCTGAGATTTCATATTTGGTATTTCTAGTTGGAACTATATCATTACCAAATAATAATGTTGTATATAATTGAATTTCATTAACTTTCAGATCTGATCTTTTCAATATAGGAATAGAATTTCCAGCTAAAGGTGAATTAGGAATTACAACATTTGCATGACTATAATCTGGTTCTGAAACTAATCTACCAAGCGATGTTATAGAATCAATTGCGTTTTGTCTGGTATCTTCTAAATCTTCTTCATCACTACCACCACTTGCAGGAGCAACATTGATTGCAGAATAATTTACTACTTGTGTTCGTCCATCTTGAACAGCATATATTCTACTACCCTTTACAATAGAACCAGCAATAACATTACCATCAGAACCTTCTGTTTCTTGAATCGTAACAATAATAGTTGAACCAGCTGGTGGTTGTTTTCCAATTAGATTATTTCCAAAAAAGATTTTAATACCATCTCCTGTTCTTCTATACACATAACCAGTGTCATCGGATGTCATTAAGTATAAACTATCAAATGGTGTATAATTTGTTACAAGAGTTGATTCAGGGGGTTTTACTCCAACAGTAATATCAGAAAGTTTACCTTCAAAAGGTACAGCAATATCAGTAAATTGATAATCAACCAAATCACTATCTAATTGAAATTCTTGTACTGTTGTTTTATATTGTCTTATAGGAAGTAAGAAAGAAAACTCATTATTAGCAGTAGTATCAATATTAACTGGAAGATTATAAATATTTCCATCTTTTTCTACTTCTACCTCTACTGCAGTATTGCCTATGACTGTAATTGTTGTTTTATAATCTGGTGTAAAGATAACATTGTCTGCATAAAAATTAAAACTTGTTTCTGGCATGTTTACATCATAAGGAATCATAAATGACAGTTCTTCACCTGCAGCCAAATCAAATCCAAAGGGTATTGTAACAAGAACATTAGCAGTTGCATAACTAGCGGCAGATGGTCTATAACCAAGAAATGCAGCAAGATTAAGAATTGATTCGGGAAGTTGAGCTTTTGTTAGGAAGAACTCTTTGTATACTGATGTTTGATAGAATAATAGATTGGATGTTAATGTCGAAATGGTATCAACCATATATGATAAAAATGCTGACTTCGTAAGATCCACACTCTCTAGTTCTAGATACCCTTTCATATATTCAATCATCTGAAGTCTGATTTGATCTCTAGATAAATAAATTTGTTCAGAAAGATTTGCTACCATATTATCTCCTTTCTATCTATGTTTTATAAAAACCTGTGTTCGGATCCCAAAAAGCTTCAATTCTATCTCTTAATTGTTCATTTTTCCATAGCATTGTTGCCAGTGTTGTTGCGTCAGCTAATGAATGTACCTTTTTATCATAATCAAAGAAAACATTTGTTTCGTCAACTTGATCTTCAACTCTAGATAATTGTTTACTTTCATATTTTTTTACTTTTAGTTTCCAAAATCTTTTATCTGTGTTTGGATGTATTTCTACTCCACCAACTTTAAAAAGTGGATATGTGTCATTGTCGGGTCGCATATATGCTTGTTCTAGTTTAACAAGATCACCAGCATAAGGTGTTATTCCATAAGTGCTGGGTATAACAAATGATGTAAAATCATCCTTATTATATCCTGTTTCCTGACCATCAAATACTGTATTGATTTCTTCAATAAAATAAACAGGAAGTAAAAGATATTTGTCGAACTTTACACCTGTTAATGGACCAGTCCATTCATATGCACCACCCATCATGTTTTCATCATCCCAAACAGTAGTTTCCGTATTGATGTTAAAATATGTTACTAAAAAGGCTACTGCAGATTTAGAATAATAATCATAAACTAATCTTTGATAGTCGTGTATGTATGCGTATAACCTTTCCCAATTTTGCATGACTACCTCCGAATTTATTTTAATCCTTATATATATATTATTAAAAACTACTCAAATACGAGTAATGCTGCGCTTTAAGAATATTATACTATTTGAATATTAGGTTTTGCTCTTCTCTTCGTTTTCTTCAATGCTTGAACATATTTTTTCTTATTTTTTAGTTTCAATACAACATCTTTACCATGATGTGACATCATAAAGGGATTTTTTAATACCTTCTGATATAATTTTGTTTTTGCGAGTTTTTTTCCAATTTTGTTACCTATTTTAGAAGTTGCTAAAGGTTTGATAAATTTAGCGCCAGGTATTTCAGAAAGAGAATGAAGATATTTTTCTAATATATGATTATTCATAAATTACTCCTTTATTTTTTCTTAACTTTTGCTTTGAGTCCTGCTTTAGTTAAACAAACTCTGAGAGCTTGGGGATTGTTTGCATATTGTTGTTTGCATTTAGCTCGTAATCTTCTAAGTATTCCTTTATGAATAATATATCCGGCACCAATCATCCCCATCACACCCATTGTAACAGGTTCTATTTCTGAAAGAGAATGAAGATATTTTTCTAATATTTTGT